TATTATATTAATGTAAGAAAAAGACAGACTAATTTATTGGTCTGTCTTTTTTAAAAGTTAAGATGAATAAAAACTTCTCTCTCTTCATTTACTTCTATTTTCTTTATTATCTGTTTTAATATCTTATTAGCTTCTTGCTTACTCTCAGCATTCTTTAAATTACTTAAAGCTTCAATAAACATTTTCTTAAAATCTAAATTTTGTTTTACTTCATTTCTTTCATTCTCTAATTCAATAATTTTAGCTTCTATATCAATTAATGAATTTTGTATATCAACTTTCTTACTTTTAAATTGCTCTTTGGTAATATCTCCATCTGCATAAAGCTCAATTAAATTTTCTTCTCTTGTTTTTAATTTGCTCTTTTGAGCCTTTAATTTCTTTAATTCATTATCTTTATTATTATTCTCAAGTGGAATTTTATTCAATTCATCTAAAAACTCACTGTTAAAAAGCTCATCTAAAACTTTCTTATCAAGAGTATCACTCTTTATACTTCTACTACACCCAGTACATCTATAATAATATGTTCCTTTTCTTCCAGCATTACCTCTAAATTTAGAGCCACAAGTATGGAAAAGTAATCCTGATAATAAATAGGAAGTCTTCTCTATATTTCTCATTCTTAATTCTTGGTTCAAAGACATTCTATTGGCAACTTTTTCCCAAGTATCAATATCTATAATAGGCTCCCAATCTCCTTTAGCTTCTACTATTTTAGTTTCATCAGGATTTTTCATTGGTTTAAATGTTGTTTTGTTCATTTTCCTTTTTCCAAATATATTATATCCAGCATATACTTTATTATTAAGCCATTGCTTTATAGTACTTCTATCTTTTCCAGTCATTCTCTCAAGAGCTACTATTCCATGACCTTTTAAATACTCCTGATAAATATATTTTATTAGTTCTGCTTCTTCAGGAACTATTACCATTTTTTTATCAATAATCCTATATCCATATGGAGCATTATTCATTCTTTTTCCTTCTTTTACTTTAACTATCATATTATCTCTTACCCTATCAGCATTATCAAACCTAAAAAACTCAAATATGGCAGCTAATATTGTAAGAATAAGTTTTCCCATTGGGCTATCACTATCTAGTGTAGGATTATTTATTAATTTTAATTTAACATTTAAAAGATTAAGTTTATTAAACAGTGAAAGAAAAGCAAAGGCATCTCTTGCTATTCTAGAAACATCATAGGCTATAAAGTAATCAATCTCACCTTGATTTTCTTCAAGATATTTTTGAGCTTCAATAAAACCTTTTCTATTTCTATTTCCACCACTCATAACATCAGTAAATTTTTTTACTATTTCTATATTGTTATCTCTAGCAAAGATTTCCCCTCCCTTTTCTTGAGTTTCTAGGGAGAGGTCCTCTTTTTGCATATCTGTACTTACTCTAAAATAAGCTATTGCTTTCTTGACCTCTCTCATCTAAAGTTATTCTCCTTTTTGTTTATCATATAATTTCTTTATATTATCTTGAATCTCCTTTAAAGTTTTATCATTCAATACTTCTTTACTTCTTATAATCATCTTCTTACCTCCTATCCTAAAACAATTATAATATCAACTGGCTTTTCACTGTCTATTCCCTTGTAAATTTCTACTATCATATTTACTCCTCCTAAGCCCCAAGTATTCTTTTGAAAAGTCCTCTATGCTTTAAGCTATAATTCTCAGCCTTCAACTGCTCAATCTCTCTTTGAAGTTTATGCTCTTTTTCTCTATGTTGTCTTAGTAATATTCTCATTTCCTTATATTTATCTATCCAACTTTCATTAAGGAACTGTTGTTCTGCTATTATGAAATGTAATCTAGCTATTTCAACTCTATACTTATTAATTTCTCTTTTCTTTGCTTGTTTGCTCATATAACCAACTCCTAATTTTATCGAATAAAGATTTTTTCTTATTTTGAGATATGATATTTTCTTTATCTTCAGATTTAAAATTTATAGAAAAATAAACTTCATATAATCTTCCATTATCATTGAAACTATTGTATGTTATATAATACTCTTCAAATTCGAGAGAATTAACCTTTTTTTCTAATCTATCCAAAACATCATCATCAACCCTTTTTATATCTTTGTCATAGATAGATACACGAAAATTTTTTTCTCCTGTTTTTATGTATTCATCTTCTATATGTTCTTTTTTATTTTTTATCTCCTCACAAATACTAGCTATAAAAAACTTTATATCAATTTCTCTATTTTTCAATTCTTCCTCTAAATACTTTTTTCTTTTCTCTTTTAAAGTCATTTATAACCACCCAAGTTCTTTGTAAGCTTCTTTTAATTGCTTTGGTGTAATTTTTTCTTTTGTTAATGTTTCTAAAACTGTATCACATATAGAAATGAAATATACAGTAAGAATGTCTTTGTGAATGGATACAAATCTTTTCCATTCCTCATCACAGTAATCATAACCTAAATAATCGTTTGAAACATCTTTTGTAAAATCAGCAGGGCTTAAATTTTCTTTTAAATAATTCACTAAATCAAAAGGTTTTTCAATAACTTCTTTAAATCCTAAACTTTTTAAAAATAAATTAATCTCATCTAAGTTGTTAAAAAAAGCTGTAATAGTATTGCTAGTTATGATATCTACACATATACATTTTTTCTTTTGTTCATTATAACCAAAGCAAATTTCAGCAATAGCCCCTAAATTGTTAGCTAATTTAATTTCTTCGCCTGTAAAATATATTTTTTCTTCTACTAATTCCAAGCAATTAACAAAAACAACAATTTCTTCAATTCCGTCTTTTATAATGCAGCTTTCATTATTATTTTTAAATTCTTTCAAAATATATTCTTTAGTACTATTTTTTATTTTTACTCTATCTCCTATTTGAAACATTAATATTCCTCCTTAATAACTCTTTCTTTGAATACTTCCCAGTTTTCTTCTCTAATTCTTATTCTATTTCTTACAGCAAATATCCAAGTTCCAGCTATAAAATATATTGAAATATTCTCATCAAATCTATATCCTCTTTTCTTTTTAAGAATACTAGATTTATATTTTTCTAAGTTATCTGCATTAAATCTCATCTTATAAGCTCCAATCATCTTTTATTCTTACAGTTATATTTCTTTTCCATTTAGTTAAGTAAGTTTGTATTATTTCATCTTTAGTAAATCCGCTTTCTATACATATACAAATCCAAATACTAAAAATTATTAGTGTTTTATCTGTCCAAAGATATTTTTTAAACATAGAAATTAATGTTCTTAAATTTTCATTAATATCTTTTTCAAAAATTTCTAATCTTCTTGAGTAAATATCTAACATAGACTTTGTAAAATTATTTGCATTTACCCATTGTAATATAAAGAATAAACAATCAGTAAGTTCTATCAATTCATCTTCTCTTTTATACTCTTTCTTTTTCCAAGTCTTGAAGTTAAGTTCTTGTGGCAACTCTCTTAACCACTCTTGAAATTCATCATCAAGAGCTAGTTTTATATCCAGCAAAGTTCTTTTTCTTGGTATAAATCCATTCTCTCTAGGCTTAGCAACCTCTTCATCAAGTTGCTTTTGCATTTCTAACAAATCAATAAATTCTATGTCTTTAAATGATGACTTTAGTGTTTCTTTTGATATTTCTATAAATGTATTATCAAAGATATTTTCTAATTTTATTTCAGCACCACTTAAAATATTATCTTTACTTTCTTTGAAAAACATACCACTTGTAATCTTTAAAATTCTTTCTGTCAGCATTCCATTTTCATTAATTACAGAAATTTCAAAATCTTTAACACATTGATATATCATTTTCTACCTCTTTCTTCTATTTTTTTGTTGGATAAGCATAAGTTATCTTTTTTCTTTCTCTTGGAGATTTGATTATCTTTCCAGAATTATTAATATAAAACTGTCTCTCTGCTAAATTACCTTTTCTTTTAAAATTCATTAATAATTTAGAATCTTTATTTACATAAATCATTTTATCAACAACAACCAAAAGCATTGCCTCTTGGTCTTTAGGAAAGTCAAGTTCTATTTCCTCAGAACATCTTAAAGCTCCTTTTTTAAATTTTAAAAATATTTTTTTTATTCTATTTTTCTTTCTAGTTTTTAGCTTCATTATATTTAACTTCTCCTTATACTAGTTTAGCTTGTACCTGTGTAATATGTAGATACTTGCTACCAACTCTCTTTTTAATCTCAAGCCTATTTCCCCATTTTTCTATTAAACTTGGAATCATAGCTCTAAATCTTCTTCTAATATGGAAGTTTTCTCTCATTACTATATATACACAAGGCTCTCCTTCATACTCTCCAAGTTCTCTTACTTCTGCTATATATTGAGGTTTAAGTTCATGGTCATATTTAAAACTAGTCTTTTTAATATCATTCAACATATTAATCCTCCTATAAGGAAGAGGGAGAACTCCCTTTTATTCCTCCATCTTTCTATCTATCTCTTTATCTATCCATTCTTGAATAGTTGCTGCATCTGTTTTTGTCATATTATCAAAATCTATCTTTAATTCTTTTTTTACTTCTTTTTTCAAGTCTATCTTGAGTATATCTGAATTTCTAAGAAGTTCTACTCTATCTTCATCAGTTGCTGGAATATCAGTTATAACTTCAATATCCTCTCCTGTGTTATCTGCAAATTGTCCTATTATAGTTCCATCATCTTCTACTTCTTTAACTACTAGTCCATCTGTTTGAAGAGCTTTTTGAACTTCAACAGATAAAGCTCCAAATTTACTAAGATTTAATTTCAATACTGTTTTTAATGCCATAGCATCAAAGTTCTTACTCCAGTTAGACATTGAATATCCTTTTCTTAAATCATATTGGTATGATTGACTGTATTTTTCAGCATGATTTTTTACCTGTCCAACTGTCATAAAAAGAGTGTTTCTAAATCCATTATTAAACTCTATATAAGATGCATAACCTACTGTTTTAGCTTCTAATCTTTTATCTAAGTCTTCTATAAATTTAAGATTTAATTCTCCAGTAAGAATGTTATATCCTTGAATTTCTCCTTCTTTTATTTCTATTGCATTGATATATTTATACTCTCCACTTCTAAGAGCTAACTGTATATACCCTTTATATCCCATTTGAAATTGAGCTAACATTCCTTTATTTTTATCATTGTATGGTACTATATATGCAAATCCTAAATTTTTCTCTATTGGAAGATTTAATACTGCTGAAGCAATAGCAGCATTTATAATACTTTGAGGTTCTGCCTGTTGTAGTTGAGGTGTACCCTCAACTACTTGTATTATTGCCATCATAAAGTGGCCAGCTCTTTCTCCTAATAAAGATTTAATCTGCTTTCTTATGGCTGGAGTTGCCAATATACTTTTTAAAGCTGGAACTCCTACACTACTTTGAGTATCTTCTTTAGGTACTAATTCATTTTTTACTTTTGCCATTAAATTTCCTCCTCTAATAATTCTCTGATAACTCTCTATTTTCTTTTTCTAATTCATCTATTGTATCTTTCAGTTCTTGTATCTCATTTTCCAAATCAACTGCTATACTACTATAATCTTCTAGCTCACTCATAACTTCACTCATATTGTAATCCTCTGGGTGTCTTTTTAATTGTTTTAAAAAATCTTCAATTTTATCACTAAGACTTAACATTAATTTTCAACTCCTTTTTCTTTTAATATACCTTTTTCTTTTAACAATTCTGCTATTTCAAATAAATTCCTACTTACAAAATATTTTCTTTGAACTTTTGAAAAATCAATAGTACATCTTCCACTATCATTTATTCCTTTAAAACAAGCTATCATTGAGCTTATACTCATTAATTTTGGTTTATTATACAGTATCTTCCACAACTGTTTTTCAAAAGCAAATTTTTCAGAAAATCTACACTTTAGAAGTTCAATTTTATCCTTTCTTGTTAGTTTAAAAGTGCTGTGAATATTTCTTTTTATTACATAACCATCATCAAAAGTTAAATTAAATTTTCGTTTAGTTAAAGCTATCTTTTGCCCTTTTTTTCTAAACAAATATATTTCTCTTGGTGTCTTTCTACTGTTATATGCTCTCATTAAATTACCTCAAATAAATAATTAGTATTTTCTGTTTCAATTTTTAAATATGTTTTTGTAGATGACTCTATTTCTACTTTTGTAATTACTGATGTTTTTATACAATTAGAAGAATTAAGTTTGTGAAAATATCCTCTAAAATCTACAGCAACACTTATTACTCTGAAAATATTTCCTACTTCTTGATTTGCTACACTCTTGTAATTTTCTTTTTTCTCTTTGACTTCTAATAATTCTACTAGCATTATGCCACCTCTTTAATTATTTTATCTTCAGGAAGTTGTTTAAGATTAAATCTTTTAGCACCTCTTGAATCTATCTTCCAAGTTGCTAAGTATCTTCCATTAATTAATAAGCTTTCTGTTTCTAGTTCTATCATTTTCTTTTGAATTTTTGCTTTTGTTAAATCTAAGTCAGTATCTATATCTTTAATTTCTTTAGATATTAGCTTTTTAGTATCATTCATTGAGAAATAAGCTTCCATTTCTTTATCTTCTATTTTTATTAATGGGATTTTTTCATACTTATTCTCAAATCCTTGAAACTCTTGCTTTAGGAACTCACATTCAGCTGGACAACCATTTAGTTCAGGTTCTATATTTTCATCAAGACACTTTTGAAATCTCTTAGTAAGTTCATAAGCTAAAGATATTAATTTATCATTTCTTTCTATCTCATAAACTCGAGTAAATCTATTATCTACAAATCCTACTAGGAATCCTTTATTTTTTCCTAATACTGCAAGTTGTTGCTGGACTTGAGCAAAATATTTATTAGGAACTTCCTCTCTTTCCCATTCATATGAAGTGAAACTATTACCTGTCTTTAGTTCCACTGGGAACCATTCTCTATCAATCTTTACCCAACTATCAGGAGTACAACTCCATAATGGATATATTGGATTTCCTACTACTTGATTCCCTTTTCTAGTTGCTTCAACCTTTAGGCCAAATTCTTTTTCAAAGAGTACTGGAAGATGAGCAATTATAAAATCCTCTGCATAGTGTCCAAATTCCATAGCTATTTGAGAGTTAAAGGATATATCACGGCTGTATATTCCTTTTCTCTCTGCCCACATCAAATATGGAGAAGTATATCTATCTGGTTGGTCTATTAGCTTTTGTCTAAAAGCATTATCTACAACTAAGATTGATGTATCTGTTGCTCCTATTCTTCTATGATTTAACCATTCTCCATCACCACTACATTCCCCAGCAAATAATACTTCACTAGTATGTAATGTATTCTCTTCTATAAATTTTTCTAATTCTGCTTTTCTCATTTTGCTATATCCACTAAGTCCCATTGACTTAGCTTTTTCTTTTAACTCTTTTACAGTCATCAAGACCACCTCTTTTTAAGTTTTAGAAGCAACTTCCAAAGTTTTTGGAAGCTACCCTTAAAACTTAAATTATTTTTCCATCATTACTCCAATAAACCACATAAAAGCACTTACTAGAATTATTTCAATTATTCCTATCATCCTTACCCCTTAACAAGCTATTTGTTCCCATTTTTTTGCTATTTCATTCTCTTCTTTATATTCTTTACTATGACTTTCTTTCTCTTCTTCAATCCATCTTGTAATAGTTCTTATTGCTTTATCTAAAACCTCTTCCCAAGTATTAGCTTGGTATCTATCTCCCATTACATATACTGTTGGTTTTCCCTCTTCAACTGTTAAATTAATATCTTCATCAGAATTTTCATTATATTCTCTTGATAAAAATATTAAGTTTGTTATTTTAGATTCCATTCTTCTTCCTCCTCATCTTCCTTATAACTTAAAGCAGTTTTAAATGTATCAAACTCTTTTATAAATATTCCAATTATTCCAGCAAATATTAATAAATTAACTATCATCTTTCCTCCCTAATATTTTCATTGATTTTCTTTTCTACTTCTTCCAATTCTTCTGTATCAACTTCAATCTTTGGTACTTCTACTTTGATTTCAGTAATCTCTACAATTATCTTTGGAATTTTTATCTTTTCCATTATTCCTCCCTTGACAGTTCAAGGGGAAACTTGATATAATTTTTATATGTGGATGTCAAGTTCCCACCAAGAACTTTTCATCTTGAGAGTAGTGTTGCAGCACTACTCTTTTTTTATTTTTCTTACTCTGTTTTCCAGAGTGAATTGTTTAAAAATATAAAGATATCGCTTTTTTATGATATCTCTTAAAATTATTATACTCTGTTTTTCAGAGAAAGTCAATAAATTTATTAAAAATTATCGTATTTTTATATAAAATAGAGTATAATACTCTTATAAACAGAGTGAAAGGAGCAATTAAAATGGAAAATTTTGCTTTATTAATAAAAAAATTCAGAGAGGATAGAGGACTTTCACAAAAACAATTAGCAGAAAAAGCTGGAATAGGTTCTGGAACTATTGGAGATATTGAAAGAGGAGATAGAAAAGGAAAAATTTCTACATTAGATAAAATTTCTAAAGCTCTGAATTTAACTAAAGAAGAAAGAGATAGATTAGATAATGCTTTTATGGGAAGAAATATTACTTCTTCTTCAATTGACCCTAGAGTTGAAATCTTAAATAAAAAAGAAAAAAATCAATATGAAAAAACTATGAATGAAGCAGCTCTGTTTTTTAATGATGAAAACATTTCAGAAGAAGATAAACAAAAATTATTATTAGCTATGAATGAAATGTTTTTTATGAGTAAACAAATAAATAAAGAGAAATATGCCAAAAAGTCTGACAAAGATAAAAAGTAGTGATGAGTATGGACATAAGAAGAAGGGTTGTAAATTTAGAAAAAAAATATGGGACTAGAAATCCGTATAAGTTATGCAAAATAATGAAAATAAATATTTTGTATATGGATTTAGGGAATATAAAGGGGATTTATAAAAAAGTAATTACTAATAAATTTATAGTAATTAATGAAAATTTAGATAAGTTTTGTCAAAAAGTTGTATTATCTCATGAACTTGGACATGCTATATTACATCATTCTAAAGAGATACAAGCATTAAAAGATTATGACTTATTTCCACAATTTAGTAACCAGATAGAAGTAGAAGCTAATACATTTGCTGCTGAATTATTGATAGATGATGATTTTGACAATGATGAGTACATAGAAAATCCTAGTATTGATATTAGAATATTAGAGCAATTAAAAGAATTAAAATATAGAAAAAAATAAATTAATAAATTGGGGGATTTAATGAATAAAAAAATTTTGATATTTTTTATATTTAGTACATTTTTATTTTCACATCCTGGAAGGTTAGATTCTAATGGTGGGCATTGGAATAGAAAAACAGGAACTTATCATTATCATAGAGTTAGACCTATTAGTTATTCTACTTCAACTACTATTTCAACATCAACAAAACCTAAAAAAACTATTGTAAAAAAGAAACAAGTATTAATGAAAGAAGATGAAATTTATACTCGCTTACTTTGGCTTGGATTTTCAGGAGAAAATGCAATAAAAAATTTTCAAAAAGCAAATAATTTAACTCCAGATGGAATAGCTGGTCCTAAAACTATAAAATTACTTAAAGATTTAACAAAATATTATTAACTTATAACTAATAATAAAAAACAATAAATTTTATACTACACCAAAAATCTTAGATACCTAAGATGGATGATGTAGTTTTTTTATTTGTAAAAAATTAATAATATAGTTGACTTACTCTGATAATCAGAGTATAATATAAAAAAAGTTTTGGAGGTTAAAATTGAATATTATTAATCAAGAAGAAGATATTTCTTTAAAAATTTCTTCTAAATTAGAATATTTAATGAAAATTAATAAAGTAAAAGCAAAAGACTTATCAGATTTTATTGGTATTACTGAGGTTAATTTTTCAAGAATCAGAAATCGTTTAAAAGAAGGAAAATTTCCAACTTTTACATTCATAGCTGGTGTTTCTAAATATTTTGATACAAATTTTTTTGAAAAATAAACTCTGTAATTCAGAGTAGAACATTGGGAATTTAATAGGTGTGATTGTGAATATAGCTTGATTTTTATCAAGACATAAGTTATACTTTTAATAGTTAAATATGGGAGGGATAACTTATGAAAAAAATATTATTACTTTTAATTCTACTCTTTGGGGTATTGGGTTGTGGAAAAAAATATGAACCATCTATATTACTTGGCTCACATTATAAGTCAGTAAAAGAAAAATTAGGAACTCCATTGAAAGAGCATGAAAATGGTTTGATGTATGATGGACCTATAGGAAAAAAAGGTTATGATTATGATGTTTATTTTTCTAAAGATGAGGGATATTTTTATGACGAGAATGGAAATGATAATAAAGAGAGAATCGATTTAATAAGAGTTAATATTTACGGATTTTTATTAACAGAAGATAGGGCTATAGAATTAGCAAATGAATTATTTTTAAATAATAGTGCTAATTTTAAGTTAATAAAAAGAAATGTCAACAAAGAGTTTCCTCAATTTTCTTCAGTGACTTATACTGCTGAAAATACAGGAGGTTTAAAAGATGTTGGAATTATTTTTTTAAGATTATTTACTAAAAATGGAGAGGTAGAAAGCTTTGATTTAACCTCATGTAATAACAATGAACTGTATAAAGTTTTAATTAAAAATAACTAAGTGGAGGAAGGTAAATGGCTAAAGTAATATATATTAATCCATTAGATGATACAACTATTGATTTTAAACCTACTTTTAAATTTTCAAGTGGTCCTATTACTGTAATTGGAGAAAATAAAAAAAATCAATGGCTTGAAAATGCACTTGATGATGAAAATGTTTTCTTTACACCAGAACCTAAACTTTTTGGAGAAGTAAAGAAGTACCTACTAAATAAAAATACTATAAAAAAATTAGAAATTTTTGCTGAGGAAGAAATAAAAGAGAAAAGTGTAATTGGAAGAGCAATAGTAGGAGGAATTTTAACTGGAGGAATAGGGGCAATAGTTGGTGGTATGTCAGGTTTAAAAACTGACTATAAAGGTATTAGAAGAATTATTATCAATGATAAAATAGAGTTTAAAATTGATGATAAAAATTTTAAGAGAGTTTCTGATTTCTTTTTTACGATTAATAAAGAGTTAGAGCAGAAAGAAAATGATAATAAAGGGATTAAAACTAATGAAAATCCTATTGAAAAATTAAAAGAGTTAAAGGGATTACTTGATTTAGGAATAATAACTCAGGAAGAGTTTGATAACAAAAAATTTGAATTGATGAAAAAAATATAAAAAATCCAATAGTTATATTTAGAATCACACCTATTAAAAGGGTGTGATTTTTTATTGCCAAATAAAAGGAGGGATATGAAAGAGAAAAAAAGTATTGAATATCAAAAGACCATTGAAAAGCTTGAAATTTCTATTAAAAAGAAAAAAAGAGCAAATAAAATATCATTTACTTTATTCAGCTCTTCTATTTTAGGGATAATTGGAACTTTTGTTATAGTTTCATTAAATTATTTAATCTTAATAGCAAATTAAAATAGAGAGCTATAAAAGCTCTCTACTCCACTACTATAAACTTAACAATATATTTAAGGTTTATCCAAATAGTATTGTTCTCAGTTCTAAATTCTATGAAATCTTCTACTTGAGAAAGGATAGTTCCCTTATAAGTAGGAAACAAAGTTCCATTTTGAACTGTAATAAAAAGTGTTTTATCTTTGAATTTTTCAAATAAAGTCATTATATCAACCTCCATATCTAAAGTATATATTATTGGAGGAATAAAGGCAAGTAGAAAAGAAAGGAGAGGAGTAGATATGGAAGATACCAAAAGTAATGTTGGCTCATATATTTTAAAAGCTGATATAGAAAGTATAAAAGAAACTATGGATTTAATAAATGAATTAAATGATAATTTAAAAAGAGCTAAAACACTTATTGATGAATTAGCTCAAAGAAAAATAAGTTTAGAACTAAATTTTACTTCCTCTGTACAGGGGGATTAGCAAGAAGATATTCTTTACGTATAGTAGCCATTAAAAATTCTAAATAAAGTTCCACTTGCTTTATATCAAAGTCATATTTTGCAATATAATGTGTTTTATCATTTCCAAAAATCCTTACTACATCTGCTGAAACACTAATTTCTTTTTCTTCAAAATATGAAATTATATCTGCAAGAGAAGTTTTAGAGATTGTTTTTTTATCTTGTTTTCTAACATTTATTAAAAAGTCTTTTAAAAGAAACTCGATAGAAGTTCTATATCCAATACAAGCTAGTTCAAAATTTCCTAATTTAGATGCCGTTCTAGCTTGATTATATATTTTTACAAAGTTTTCAGATATTATATTAAATTCTGGTTGTAAGGGCTCTGTATCAATAGTTGGATAAGTTGAAAGTATTCTTGTACTTCCTAAAGGTATTTGATTATAGATATAAAAAGAAGAAAAATACCTCTCACAGCAAGTAGTTTTAAAAATAATGGAAATAATTTTTAAAGGAGTATCATTTTTTATATTGTTCATATCTGCTATTTTAATTGGCTCATTATAAGCTCCACAGAAAGGACAATGATTTTGAATTTCAAATTCTATCTGAAAATCAACATTATTTAATTTTATTTTTCTAAAAATCAAAATAACACCTCCAAATATTTTTATTTTATTATAACTTTTTGGAGAATTAAAATCAAATTTCTTTAAATAACTTAAATACACATTACCGCACTCGCGGTACTTATGGAGATATTACCTAATGGTATGGCAGTAGATTGCTAATCTACCGAGTTAATAACTCTTATGGGTTCAAATCCCATTATCTCCTCCATTATGGGAATGTAGCTCAAGGCGAAGAGCATATACTAACACTATAATATGTAGGTTGGAATCCTACCATTCCCTTTTCATAAAACTTTTCCCCTGAATACAGTTGGCAGAACTGTAAAACTGCCATAAATAAAAAAAGACCCCGTAGGGTATGAGGTCAGAATTATCTGTACTTTCTCACTAACCATACAATAATGAGAATGAGTAATCCACCTAGAAGAATTACTCCACCATCAAGATTGATAGTTAGATTTTGAATTGTTACAGTCATTTCTGTACCTCCTTGATAAATTGTTTGTCTGCCTTGTTCAAGGGCAGAATAAAAGCTCTAATAAAAATATTAGAGCCTCCATTCTGAACTTAAACAAACAACTTATCAAGTACCCATACGGGTTTCTAGGTACTTTAATTATAACAAAATAATATCAAAAAGTCAAAGATAGTTTTTGTTTTATATCTGTTCATCATTTCCAAGCCACTAGGTCATAAGGACTTAGGAAATGGTGGATAGTTACAAAATAAAAATAAATGAGGACCTAGTGGCATAGTTCCTCAAAGGAGGATAAAGATGAGTAGTAGTATTAAAGATGGAAGCTATATTAATATACAAAGTTTTATGGTTACAGAACTAGAACTAAAAGGGAATGAACTTTTAGTTTATGCTATTATATATGGTTTTTCACAGACTAATGGAACATACTTCAGTGGAAGCACTCAATATCTAGCTGATTGGACTAATAGTACAAGGCAAGGAATAATGAAAAATTTAAAATCTTTAATAGATAAAGGGCTTATAGAAAAAGTTGGAGAAAATCAACAAGTAAATTATTATAAAGCTCTTAGACCTGTAAATAAAGTTAACCAGTCAACTGAGTTAACACGTAAACAAAGTTTACAGGGTGCTAAACAAAGTTTACAGGAAGAGGTAACTGAGTTTACAGGTACATGTAAACAAAGTTTACACAATAATATAGATAATATACTAGATAATAATATAAATAAAACTACTACTAAGTTAGATAATCTAAATAAGATAGACCAAGAATCTAAAGATAGTTCTACTAGTAGCAGTAGTAGTCCAGTTGAAAATAGTTCTAGTAAAGAAAAAGATACAATCTATCAAATTAAGTCAGCTCTACAAAGTCATGGAATAAGTATAGACACTTGTAAAAACATAATGGAGTTAGTAAGAAATGGTAGAGTAAATCTTGATAGAATAAAGTCTGTCCTAATCACAGCTCAACAAAAAGCTTGGGGAGAAGGTGCTATATATAAAGCTCTTAGAGATAATTGGGAAGCTGGAGCTAGTGAAACAAAACTTCTAACAGAAAAAGAATTGAGAAAAAAATTAGCTGGTAAAGCTAATATGCTTCTTGATGATTATGAGAAAGGGAGAATTGAGTATGATACTATGATTGAGAATTATATAGAATTTTGCTCAAATCCTATATTCACAGAAGCTTTAAAAATTGAATATTATGACAAAATAAAAAAAGCAGCTGAGAAAACTTTAGTTAAAACTGCATAAGGAGAATAAATGCTTAAATATAATCCAAATATAAATTTGATATTAAATAGTCAAAGTATTGATATCAACAAAACGATAGTAATTGAAGAATTATCAGAGTTACAGAAAGAACTTTGCAAAGATTTAAGAGGGTATGATAGGAGAGAAGAGATAAAAGAAGAAATGGCAGACGTTTATATCTGCCTACAACTTCTGAAAGAAATTTATAACTTCTTTGATGAAGACCTTGATAAAATGTATGAAAGAAAAATGAGAAGAAATATTCAAAGAATAAAGGAAGGGTAGAATGAGATGCCAGTATTGTGAAAGAGAAATAAAAAAAGATGAGGAATTTTATGAAATAAGTGAAAAACTTTATTGTCATAATTGTATTAAAGAACATGAAATGGAATACTACAAAATAGATAATAATGGCGAATTAGTTCATATTGATGAAGTTGTATTAAGCTATAATAACAAAGATGATTATATTTTATCTTTAAAAGTTCGTTTAAGGATTTTTAAAGAGGATAAAGAAAAATATGAAAATAAAAACAATCCTACTCCATGGGAAGAAAGTTATTTAAGATATAGGATTAAAAAACTTGAAGAAACTAAAAAATTATTAGAAGAACTTCAAAATGAAAAGGAGAAAGTAGATGGCTAAAGAGGAATTTGAGAATTTAGCAATAGGAGAGGAATTTACACTAGGTAGTAAAAAGTTAAAAGTATGTAAAGATTGGTGGGATTGCAAACGTTGTTTTTTCCGTAAAGTTGGATATGGTAAAAATTGTTGTAAATTACAAGATTATGGTATACTCCCTCAATGTGTAAATTGTTTTAGAGAAGATAAAACAGATGTTTATTTTGAAGAGATAAAGGAGTGATTTTATGGGATTGGATTAGCAATACTTATATTTGTAAGCTTTTACTATGGAATAATACACCCAAAAAATAAAAAATGAGAGGAGAAATTATGGATAATAGAAGAGATATTTTAAAATCTGAAATCACTGAGCTCCAACAAAGATTAGGAATAAAAGTAATTACTACTAGAAATTTAAAGTCTATTGAGGATTGTAGAAAAGCTCTTGTTGAAATAACTAAACATTATGCTTCTATTTCTCAAGGTAAATTAGTTAATCTAGGATTAGATACTGAAGTTGATATTCTAAGAAAAAAAGTTAAAGTATTACAAGAAGAGAAAGCAGAATTAGAAAAAACTAATCAAGCATATTCTAATGATATAAAAATACTTCAAAATACAACTAAAAATTTAAAAGAGGATAGAGAGGACTTAATAGAAAAGAATAATATTCTTTATGATGTAATAGATAAACTAAATAATAAAAAGTGGTGGCAGTTTTGGAGGTAAGAAATGAAAAATGGAATAAAATCTAATAAATGTGTAACTTGTAAGCATTGTCTATATCCAGAAGGGAATGATAAAGCTTATTGTGGTCAACGTGGAGATTATATTGATGAACAATATCCAAGCTGTGAAGGATATCAGGAGGTAGAAACTAGATGAGAGAAACAGATATTCAATCAACTATAATTAGATATTTAGCAATCCTTGAAACTCAAGGAAAACTATTTTTTAATAGAACTAATAATATTCCTCCAGTAAATAAAGATAATAAAAGTAAGGTAATAGGATTTAGAAAATTACCAACTGGAGCAAAGAAAGGTATTCCTGATATATGGGTAATCGTAAATGGAAAAACTATAGGTTTTGAAGTTAAGACACCTACTGGAAAGCAAAGCAAGGAGCAAAAAGAGATTCAAGAAAAATTTATAAAAAATGGTGCTGACTATTATGTAGTTAGAAGTTATGAGGAAGTTAAGAACATACTAGATAAGTATTTAAAGAGTGTATAGGAAAAAAGGGAGGGAATACTTAATATGAGTTCTCAAATGAGCTTCAAAGATTTTCTAAATGGCGACTCTGTATTCTCTCATAGGGAAGAGAGCGAACTCTTACAAGCTAAGAAAAAGATTAAAAATGCTATGATGAGCTGTATCTTTAATAGGTACAGCTTGTCTTGTAGAGAGGTTGAAGTTTATAAACTCTTTCATTATAAAGGACTTAATCATAGAGAAATTGCTACATTACTTAATATAAAAAGGACTACCAGCAGAAATTACCTTTATAGAGCTAATAAAAAAATAAGGAAAATAAGTAAGAAAATGGAGGAATTATGATAGATAAACTAACTGATGAAGATAAGATAGAGATTATTTACAACTCTCTCTCCAAGATAGAAGAAATCTCTTTCACAGATAAAAGAGAAAAGATTAACTTCAATCCATATATGCTGTATCTTAATTTTTTAGAATCTCAAGGTAAAATAAAAATTAAGATGATGGAAAATTGTAGTAAAAGAGAATGGAAAATTATTGTCGAGAAGCTTTAAAATCAAGGCTTCTTTTTATTTTGAATAAAAATATTTATTCTTTTTTTATTTTTAAGATATAATTAGAATAGAAAGGATATATTAATTTTAATTAAGGAGTATATTATGTTATATCAAGAAATACGAGAACAATTAGAAAAAGAATTAGAAAATATTTATAGAGATAATTTAAAAAAATTTCCCCCACCACCTTTTGATTTTAATATTGATGAAACAAAAAGTAAGGCTATATCTTATATCAAAGAAATTTATATGTATCCAGAATTTAAAAAAGAAATCTTTAATATTTTAAAAGAAAAATTAAAATTAGACCTTAAAGAAAGTATTATTAAAAAAGAAGAGTTTGAAGATAATTATTTATCTTTTATTGAAGAAATTAAAGATAATAGAATAATAGAGTTTCATAAAAATTGTTATTTTAATTCTGTTGAAGAGTATCAAAATTCTTTAAAAAATTTAACTTTAGATAATACTTATGACTTTATTTTAAAAAAATATAAAGTATTAATTAAAATTTTGAATCAAAATGGAGACTTTTATTTTTTCTTTACAATTTTAGACTTATTGATTAAAAATTATAAAAAAATACAAGAACCATATTATAAAATAAATGATAATAACAATAAGTTAAAAAACACTTATGACTATTTAACTGAAGAAAACCAATATAAAAAATATGGACTATTAAAATTAAATAGAAATCTTAAGTTAATGAAGATTTTTAAGGGGTCATTTCCTGATTACTTACATGATGAAAGATGTGGTTATATTGCTTTAGATAACTCCTTAAATAAAGAAGTATTAGAGCAACTTTCTATATTGAAAAATAAAAATTATATTAAAGATTTATCTTTACGACCAAATTATTATGTAGAGCTTCAAAAAAAAGATATTTATTATTGCATCAAAGCTAAAGATTTTGGGAAATATTTTACTTTTGAAAATTTAAAAGAAATTATTCCAACAAAACTTTATAATTTAAATGGAGATTCATTATGGATAAATATTGAAAATAATAATATAACATTTGAAGAACTTTTAAATAATTTTGAAATCGAAGAAGATTTTATTATAACTCAAGTCCTTCATTGTGAATATTTTGAACAAAATAATAAATATTATATTTCTCATCTTGATCATGAATTTATCTTATATTCCCTAGAAGAATACGATAAAAGGAAAAATAATATTAAACAGAAGGGAAATTCTTGTAAAAGGGTAAAAACATTTAAAATTGATAATTCTTCTATTCCATTTATTTTGGAAGATGGACTAAATATCTTATTATTCTTCTTAAATCAATATTTTAAGTCAAAAGATTTATTAAAAGAATATTTTATAGAAATTGAAAACTCTAGAAATAACTAATACTATTTAATATATTTGCTTATAATTTTTATATTTGATATACTATTATAAACAAAAAGAGGGAGAGAAGGAATGAATATTAATTTTTTTAAAAAACAATGTATAAAAATATTGATTTATATCTTTAGTTTAGGAGTTATTACTCTGTTATTTTTTGGCTTTAATTGGAATAAGAATACTCTTATATCTGTTATTTCTTTAATAACTTCTATTTTTACAGCTTTTATGGGCAAAACATGGATAGATGATTATAAATTAGAAATAGATAAGGAATTAGAAAATTATAAAAAAGAATTAAATAAAGAAGTAGAAAGTTATAAAGTAAAATTATCTGGTTATACATTAGTTACTAAATTACAATATGAATTAGAATTTTCTATATATAAAGAAATATACGGAGATTTAATGTTAGTGTTAAGTAGAATAGAAAAATTAAGTAATATTTGTAATTCAAAAGGTAAAAGTTCATCACTAAAGTCTGAGAAAAATAAATGGCTTATTCTCAAGAAAAATTTAGAATTAAAAATGTTACAAAATATGCCATTTTATAGCGAGCAAATATTAAATAAAATTAATAGCATAATAGAAGACCTTAATAAAATTGTTAGTGAAATTGACAAATTAAATAGTTCAGATGAGATGACCTTATTTTTAGAAGGAATGATAATAACTGAAAAAATAAAAGAATTAGGAAATTTAATAAAAGAAAGAATTCAAAATATGAAAATTATAGCAGATTAAATTTATTTAGGAGAAAATATGGTTAGAAAAATTAAAACTAATATAAAAAATAAATTTCTAAATGATTATCAAAATCATTTAGAAAAAATAGATACTTATGATTTGATTGATAAAATAGAGAAATTTAGAAAATTAAATTTTAAAAATATAACCACTTCAGAGTTATCCAATGAAATATTGAAAGTATTATCTTATGAAAATAGTGCATCAATTATTCCAGATATTAGAAACTATCCAAAAAATACTAAATTTTATAGAATACGAAAGCTTGACCAAGAAAATTTAAAAATTCCTTTAGAAACAATAAAATGTGAAGCTGATGCTTGGGCTCCACCTAAAAATATCATACATAAATATGGCCGTTTAAATAAACCAAATGAATCATTATTATATACAACTCCACTTAATTGTATTATTCCTATTGAAGAAATGAAAATAAAAGAAAATGAATATTTTGCATTAATCGTTTATAATTCTAAAGAAGAAATAAAAGTTAATTGTATAGGAATAGAAAAAGATTATGAAAAATTAGGATTAGCTAAAGAAGAAATAGTTAAAGCTAAAATATTAGATAATTTTTTAGTAGATGAATTTACTAGAGAAGTTGGAGAAGGAACAGAACACCTTTATAAAATATCTGAGTTAATTGCAAAAGATTATTTTGATTTACCACCAAAAGTTGTTCAAGATGCTTGGCTTTATCCATCTGTAGCTTCTAAAGCTGGTTATAATGTATGCTTCAGAGAAGAAATTGCAAAAGAAAAATTAGAATTATTAGGAGTTCAATTATTAAAGTATAATAAAAAAGAAAATGATTATTATTTCCAAGTAGCATGTGTTTGTCTTTTAAATGATGATAAAACATTTGAATACTTGAAGTGCTCTAATGAAAAAGTAAAAAAAGTATTTCCTGAAATAAATTATGAATAATTTTTAATTAATAAAGTCAGTATAAAAGCTGACTTTTTTTATTTTTTGAAAAAATTTCACAAAAAACGTCACTATCAAATCGGTGACGTTTTTCTATTAGTGAGAATAATTTTAAAAAGCTGGAGGTGTAATTAATGAAAGAACAGGTATTAAAAATATTGTATTTAAATATTTCTGAAATAAAAGAATATGAAAATAATTCTAAAGAGCATCCAGAATGGCAAATATCACAAATAGCTAATTCAATTAAAAAATTTGGATTTAATGATCCAATAGCAATAGATGAGAATAATATCATTATTGAAGGACATGGAAGATATTTAGCAGCTAAAAAATTGGGGCTAAATAAAATTCCTTGTATTCAATTGAAAGAGTTAAAAGAGGAAGAGAAAAAGGCTTATATCATAACTCATAATAAGTTAACTATGAATACAGGTTTTGACTTAGAAAAATTAAAGGCAGAATTAGAAATGTTAAAGCTCACTAATATAGATTTAGAACTTACTGGATTTGAAAGGACGGAGCTAGAAGATATTATGAGTGATGAAACTGAATTAAATTTATTACCAGTAGAAGATGCTTTAGATGAGAATGATCCTAATAAATTGGTGGGATTAGTTTGTCCTTGTTGTGGCCATAAGGCAAAGAAAAAAGAGTTTTTAGAGTGTGATATAGATGGCTAAAAGATATCAAGACAAATATTATACTCCAGCATCAGTAGTTAAGGCAGTATTAAAAGTAATAGAAAAAGAAATAATGCCATTAGATAAATTTAATAGAATAATAGAGCCTAGTGCTGGAGCTGGAGCTTTTATAAAAGAGCTTCCTAAATCAACTATAAGTTATGATATTGCTCCTGAATATGAAGGAATAATATGTGCAGATTATCTTAAAGAAAATATTCCTTACTTAGAAAATAGTATTGTTATAGGAAATCCTCCCTTTGGAAGAAGTGGAATGTTAGCCAAAGAATTTATAAAGAAAAGTATGGAACATTCTGATTATGTAGCTTTTATATTACCAGGAGATAACTACAATAGAAAAAGCTCTATTCCTGGAATAAAACTTTTTAAAAGTTATATGCTTCCAGAAGTTAAATATAGTGGAGTTAAATTAAAATGTTGTTTTAATATCTATTGTAAAGGAGATGAAGAAAAAAAGAAAATAAAAGATGTGGATATCTATGAATTTTCAAGAAATAAAAATACTACTAAAAAAGAGGAAGAAGAGTATTTAAAAAAAGATTGTGACTATAGGATTATATCTTATGGAACTATAAGATTAATAGGAAAAAATGAAAAAACAAGAGTACAAGAGTTAAAGATTAATTTTAAAGTTAAAAGAAATTTTAAATATATTTTAGAGAAATATATAAAAGAAAAAGCTAATATAAGTGTTTCAGCAGCAAATATCTCCAAACAAGATATAGTTGATTTAATCTATGATAATTATCCTGAGTTAAGAGACAATTAAAAGGATGTGATACTAATGAGTAATCCTACTAGAGCTCCCACAAAAGAAGAGGTAAGGGAATACTATGAGCAAAATAATGTTTCTTTAAAAGAGTGTGCTAATCATTTTGGGATATCTGAAAATACTGTTAAGAGTTGGAAGAAAAGAGATAAAGCTAAGGGTGATGATTGGGTGCACCTAATAGATAGTTCGGGTGCACCCAAGGGGGCAGAGGGGAAATCAAAAAAGCAACTTATAAATAAAGCTAAATCAATGGTTATACAAGGGGCAACTATAAAAGAAGCTTCAGAGAAAACAGGAGTTAAGGAAAGTACACTTCAAAACTATTCATCTAAAGAAAACTGGATAGAGCAGCAAGAGAGATTTCTTAAAAATGTATATGGAAAGCTCCAAGAGGAAGAAGGAGAAAAGCATATACAAAGGAGAAAAGAAGCTATTGATTATCTTAACTATATTCAAAAGAAAACTATGGCCAAGTTATCTAATGGCGATTTAGATAAAAAAGATGCTGAAATCTTTAATACAGTAGTTAATATAGTTCAAAAGACAATAGAGGGACAAGCTCAATTATTAGGTATTCCTGAAATGAGATTGAATATTAAAAGAGATACTAAAGAAACTGAAAAAATAGAAGATAAAAAAACTATCTTTATAGCAGGTGGTGGAGAGCTTGAAGATTAATACTAAAGAGAATTCTGAATATGTTTATCTCCCTAATATTGTAGGAAAAAGATATGCAACATTTTGGAATTTTAAAGGAAGATACAGAATAGTAAAAGGTGGAAGAGGAAGTAAGAAAAGTTATACCACAGCTTTATGGTATATAACTAAACTTATGGAGCTTCCTGAAAGTAATTTACTAGTTGTAAGAAAAGTATTTGATACTCATAGAGGAAGTACCTTTGCTCAACTAAAAACTGCTATGAAAAGATTAAAAGTCTATCATCTATGGAAATGTACTACTTCCCCAATGGAAATGACATATATACCTACTGGGCAAAAGATTATATTCAGGGGATTAGATGACCCATTAAAAATAACTTCTATTACAGTAGATGTTGGATATTTATGTTGGGCTTGGTTTGAAGAAATGTACCAAATAGAAAATGAAGATGACTTCAATAAGATAGATGTTTCTATTAGAGGAGCTGTTCCAAATCACTTATTTAAACAAATTACTTGTACTTTTAACCCTTGGTCTGAAACTCATTGGTTAAATGATAGATTCTTTAAAGGTGGAAAAGAAGATAAAGATAATCTTTTAACCAAAGGATTAGCAATTCATAAGAATACCAAGGATATGTTAGCTATAACTACTAATTTTAGAGCTAATGAGTTCCTTGATGAAGCTGACCTTAATGTGTTTAATCTGATGAAAGAAGAAAATCCAAGAAGATTTGAAATAGAAGGAAATGGTAATTGGGGAATATGTGAGGGAACTGTCTTTTATAGGTGGGAAGTATTAAATTTTGATATTAATACTCTTATAAAAACAGGTAAATATCTAACTTGTATAGGACTTGACTATGGTTTTACAAATGACCCTACTGCTTTAATAGTTAGCTTGGTAAATGAAGATGAAAAAGAAATCTATATTATAGATGAACATTATCAAACAGGTATGTTTAATGAGGATATAGTGGAACTTATTAAATATAAAGGATATTCAAAGTCAGTTATAGTAGCAGATTCTGCTGAAGAAAAATCTATTAAATGGATGAAGAAAAATGGAGTTCCTAGAATTAAAAGTTCAGTTAAAGGACCAGATAGTATTATGTTTGGTATCCAATATCTACAAGGATATAAAGTCTTTATACATCCTAAATGTAAAAACTTCATCATAGAGATAAAAAACTATGTATGGGATACAGATAAAAAAACTGGTAAATCATTAAATAAACCTATAGATAATTACAACCATTTAATAGATGCTTGGAGATATTCAATAGAACCACTATTGATTAGAAATAATGTTAATAAAGATAACTTTAAATTTATTACCAATAAAAAATAAAAGGAGGTGTGAAAAATAGAAAAAGATATAAAAAAGGCTAAAAAAGAACTACTTATATCAGGTGTAGTTAAATTATTTCAAGAATCTAATACTTATGATGAAACTCTCAATAGTGAAAGTGTAAAAAAGATTATTAATGATATAGATATAGCTTCAGCACTTCAAAAACTTGAAAGAGCTGTTGCTGGTAGGAAAATACTTCCTTATGCTAAAAATCCTGATATGAGTGATTTAGAAAAAGAAATTCAACAAAGATTTTCAGGTATTAAATTCAATAGAATTATAAACCATTTAATCACAGCTAGGTATTTTGGATATAGCTGTTTTGAGATAGTCTATAATGAAGATTTTTCAATAGATACTCTTATACCTATTCCTTATGACTATATCAATTATGATACTAGAACTAAAGAATGGGAAATAAAGGTAGGTTCAAATAAAACTCCTTTAACTAGAGAAAAATTCCTTTTATGCATACATAAGTGGAATCCAGCAAAAGTTATGGGAACAAGTATATTTGAATGTTGTCAACAAGCTTTCTTAGATAAATCTATGTTTCAAAGACAGCTTAGAGAGATAGCTGAAAAGTATGGGGACCTTATTGTTATATATCCCTATGATGTAAATATGGAAGAAAAGGAAAGAGAAGTACTTAGAAAATCTGTTGAAAATATAAGAGGAGCTTCTAGTATAGGAGCACCTGTTAATTTTGATGATGAATTTGACTTAAAGAAAGTTATAGACTTTATAAAGTTATCTGACTTAGACCCTAGCATTTATACAGAGTTAGAGAACAGAGAAAAAGAAAAACTTATTCAAAATATACTTGGTTCTACTCTCACTATGGATAATGGTGGAGGAGCTGGAAGTTATTCTTTAGGACAAGTACACCAAGATGGATTTGAGCAAGTAGTAGAAGAGATATGTAAATTTGTTACAGATTCATTATTTCAACTTTTAGAAATTGATTCTATGTTCTTTGGATATAATCCTAAAGATTTTGAATTTGTCCTTGAAAAGATATATACAGAAGCTGACAAGGTAGAACAAGAGAAAGAAAAAGAAAATTTGAAGTCAATAAAACTTGATAATATGTTGAAATTATCAAATATTGGCTATAAGCTCTCTAAAGTCTATTTAGCAGAGTATTTAGGTATAGACGAAGTTTCACTCGAAGAAAGTTCTGTACCTATGCAGAATAGAATATTACGAGGGGAGTTTTCAAAAACTAATAATGTAGATGACCGACTTTTCAATACTGTTGAAGCTCAAAAGAAATTTGAGGAATATTTAAAAAAAAAATTAGATAAATTTACTGAAAATATTGAAGAGCAAATTATAGAACAGTTAAAAAATATTGAAGAGGGAGGACAATTTACATTAAATATTGACTACTCTGAACTAGAAGATGATTTAATCTTATCTCAAGTAAGAGCATATGCAACAGCTAAAACTATTATTTCAGGATTATCTCTTGATGAGTTTGACCCTTTCAATATGCCTTTCCAAGAAGCTATTAAATCTTTTATAGATAAAACACCTATTCTTTATGAAACTATTGAAGAGATAACAGAAGAAGTAAGAGCTAATTGCTTTTGGTTAAAGAAAAGTACAGACTTAGAAATGACTTCAAGACTTTTTGAAAATATGAAAAAAAATCTTGAAAATGGAGGAACATTAAAACAATGGATAAAGGATAGTAAAGAAGCTATTGAGAAGTTAGGACTAGGAAAGCAAGGATATTATCTTGAGAATGTTTATAGAACTAATATGTTCTCACAATATAGCATAGGTAATTATAAACAACTTAAAGAAGATGAAAAGCTATTCCCTTATTGGCAATATCATGCAATAGAAGATAATAGGACAACTTCTATTTGCAGGACTTTAAATGGAAAAATATTTAAGTCTGATAATCCTTTTTGGGATATCTATTATCCACCTAACCATTATCAATGCAGAAGTACTGTAATATGTCTATCTAAAGATGATATGAAAGAGTATGGATATAAATTATCAAAGTATGATGAAACTATGACAGGAGAAGAGCTTGGAAGCTTTAAAGGAAATCCAGCTAATAAATATTGGGAAGATATGGAGAAAAGAGCTAATGAAAAACAAGGTGTATTTGTATGGGAGTAAGAACTACTAATAATACTTCAAAAAGAATAAAAGATATTATAAAAAATTGTAATGATTTAAGAGATCCTTTAAAAATAATAGCTAGAGATATGAAAAATGAAACTTTAAGAAATTTTGATAATGAAAAAAGTTATCTAGGTGTAAAGTGGAAAAAGTCAAATAGAGCTAAAAAAGATAGAGGAAAAACATTACAAGATACAGGTAGACTATATAACTCTTTTACAAGATATTCTGATAACAATGTAGCTAGAGTTGGAACTAATGTCATCTATGCTAGAGCTTTAAATAATGGACTAAAAAAAGGAGAGAATGGAACTGTCAATGCAGTAATTAGAACTCATTATAGAAGAATTAGATATAAAAAGAAAAATGGCGAATATGCAAAAAATAAGAAAAGAGTAAAAGTAAGGGCTCATGTAAGGACTATAAAAGTACCTTGGGGAGATATTCCAGGATATAAATTTTTAGGAATATCACCAAGAATGAGAATGAAATATAAAAATATACTTTTACAACATGTTTTAAAAAGGAGATAGCATGGGTAATAATAATTTAAATTTAAGTAGATGGTTTTGTATAGGACAAGGAACTTATGCTAAAGGTATTCCATGTTCATATTTTTATAGAAGAGGGAGGTAAAAAAGATGATAACACCAGTAGGATTTTTATTTCTAGGAATAGTAGGAGGAGTAACTGTAGGTTTAATTTGGGGAGTAGTTAGAGAAAGAAAAGGTAAAAATAAAAAATATATCTTTTGGGAACCTAAATTAGAGAAAAAGGAGGAGAAAAATGCCAAAAAGAATATTTAAAGCTGGTAATTATGGAGCAAAGGGAAACTATACAGTAGAAAACCTTAAAAGCTGGATAGGTAAAGAGTTCTCAATTACAGCTGGGCATATAGGAGATTGGCAAAAGAATGGCTATCCTATAACAGCTATTCCAGTCGCTGGTACTTGTAAAGTAACTGATGTAGATGAGAACGGATATTTAATAGGAGAGTTCAATTATAACTCTTTTGGAGAAAGTATTAAGAAGCAATATCCTAATCTTTCAATAGGAATAGGAAGTGATGGTAATCCTAACCATTTAGCAATATTAGGATATGCACCACCTCATTTAAAAGATTTAGATAAGTCTTTTAGTGAGTTTTCCCAAGACTTAACTTCAATAGAAGAAACTCAAATAATAGAGTTTGCAGAAGATGACCAAGCTAAGATTGATGAATTTACAAGCTATATTAAAGGTGTTGATGCATCAAAAATAAAGTTAGGAAATTTATTTGATGTTTTATGGGAAAAAGATAGTGAAAAAACAGCAGTAGATAAACTAAGAGGTGCTGGATATACAGTAGAAAAAACAACTGAGTTTAATACTGATACTTTAAAAAATATAGCTTCTATTCTTAATTTTGATTTAGTAGAAAAGAAAAAAGAAAATCTAACTCAAGATGAAATGTATGAGAAAGTTAGAGCAGAGTTTACTAGAGATAATGAGAAAAAAGAAGTTAAGGAAAAGTTTATTAAAATGTTCCCTCCAGTAATGCATTCGTTTATTGAATTTGGAATAGATAAAGCTTTTGATGAGAAAGAATACTCAAATATTATTGAGTTCTCTGAGGGGAAAAAAGGAACAATAGCCAATATGTTAAAAGATTTCTCTAAGGAAGATGGCCCTTTTGCACACTTATTCAAAAATATATCTAGTGGAATAGAATTTTCAGAAGATAAAGACCCAGTACAAGAAGCTAAAGAGTTAGCTGAATCATTTTAAGGAGGTATAAAGAATGGCAACTTTTGAAAGAAAAACAGAAAATTTAAAAGACAAAGCAGTTATCAGATTACAACCTGATATGCAAGTAACAATGGGAGCAGGGGCAGTGAAGCATTTACAACCTATAGCTCAAGACAAAACAGATGGTAAATTCTATGCTTATGTGAAAGATGACCCTAACAAAGGAGTTATAGCAGGACTATATATGGGAGCAGATACTACAGCAGAGGCTGATGATGTTGGTTATATCTCTACTTATGTAGTTGTTGGTAAAGAAGATATTCAAGGAATAGAATGGGAATCTGATTTTACAGCTATACATCAATTAAAAGTAGCTGGAGTTATTTTAACAACTAAAATTGAAGGAACAGAGGAGGCTTAATAAATGAATAAAAGAATGATTTACTTAATATCTCTAATAGCTGAGATGTCACAAAAATTAAATATTCCAAAAAGATACTCAAAAAAATTCATAAACTCTGGAAACGAATACTTATCTCCAACAGAAAAAATAAGAATAGAAGATTTAACAGATCACTTTGTAACAGCTGGAATTGTAGGAAGAACAGAAGTTTTACCTATTCTTGGTAAAGATGGATATAGAGTTATTGAGTTTGAACCTGATATTATTGGAGGACAATTTCCTTATTCAGCTAGTGATTTAATCCAAATAAAAGCTGGTGTTTCTATGTACACAAAAACAGGAGCCGAAATTCCTACAATTAAACAAATGGAAGCTAAATATTCAAGACTAATTGCTGCTGCTATTGATAATAGATTTGAAAAACAATGTGCTGAAGTTTATTTAAAGGGTACTTATACTGACAAAAATAAGAAAGCTCATGAAGTAGGAGTTAAAGCAGATAAACCTCTTTCTTGGACTAATGGAACAACTGTTTTTGTTGATGAAGTTTTAAAACTTGCTTTAGCTTATCAAACTAAACATGGAATGTGGCCTGAAATCGAAGTAGGAGAAAACATATTTAATGCTATAAAAAATGAAGCTAATGATACTAGACAAAATATAAATAAAGTTGAATTTAGAGTTGATGGAAATGAGCCATACTTAATGATTGGAACTCAAAAAGTAGAACTTCTAGTAAATGCTAAAGGAACTGATGATAAAGAGATAGATACTAAAAATCTAATTATTTTATCTAATGTTAATAACTTAGCAGTTGGATATGGTTGTCTTACTTATGGAGATGTAGCAAAGAATGAATCAGTTTTAGTTAGATCCAAAGTAATAGCTGGAGATACTAAAGTAGAGGAAACTACTGGTAGTAAAGGACTATGGGGTAAATCAGCTCCAATGCCTCTTGTATTATCAACAACTAAATTTGAGAGATATAAGGTTACTATATCTTAATTTAGAGGGGGACATTCCCCTCTCCTGAAAAGGAGGATAGATGGAAAATAATAATATTCCTATTATTACAATAGATTACTTTGAGGAAGTATATATTGAACATGTGATAAATACTCTTAGAATTTCAAAAGATGAATTTAGAGCTAAATTAGAAAGCATAGATTCAACTTCTATCAATAAAAAAGCTGATAGATTTATTACAACATATTTAAAAAATCGTACTGATAAATTAACAGAAGATAACTGGATAGCAGCTAAGGAATTATATATACAGTGGAAACTTTTTGAGGGTATAGAAAGAGAAGAGGAAAGTAGAGATAAAAAAGAAACTTTAATAGAACTCTTAGAACTTTTTAAAAATGAAGTAATAGAACTTGAAGATGAAGAGATAGAAAGTCAAAAAAAAGTAGCAAAAATTATAGTACATAGTAGAGGTGTATAACATGCTATTAACTAAAAGACTTGAATACTTCAAACAAAAATTTGAAAATGAAGAGAATAGAAAAAGATGGAGAGTGTTTTATCAAGATGAGTTTGATGACGAAAAGATAGATGGAAATACAGTCTATTTTGTAATCACAAGAGAAGAGGAAAATAAAAAACAAAAAACAGTTGATTTTTCAATATTCTATTCTAAATCTAGTTCTAGGTATGAGTTGTTAAATTTTAGAAATGAAGTAAAAGATTTTCTTAAATATCTTAAAGAAAATTTTGAAACTTCTAATTTTTACTGTATTGATAACTCATATAGAATTGAATATTCCACTATAACAGATAGAGGAGGAATAAGAGTAGCTGAAATTCAATGTACTTATGATTGTACTAGAGATATTTTAGATGAGGAAAATATTGAAGAAAACTTAAAGAAAATGGAAATTTTAAAAGATAAATATATTTTAAATGAGTAAAGGAGGAAAAATGGCAGGATTAAATGGAAAACCTAAGTTCAAATTTCTCTTTGAAGAAAAGGCAGCCGTACTTATATCAGGAGCTATAAGAGGTGTCTTAGGGGTAATCATGTTCGATGCCACTAAGGAAGACTTTACAAAAAAAGAGTACTATTCAGCTGTTGAAATCAAAGAAGAAGATTGGACATCTGAAAACTTTAAGGCTTTAAAAGCTATGGCATTTAGAGGAAATCCTTTTAAAGTTGTAGTATATAAGGCAACTAAAGAAAACATTAATGATGTTTTAAAACAAATAAAAGTAGATGAGCCGAATTACTTATGTTGTCCTTTTACAACTGGAGAAGATAAACCAGAAACATTAGTATCCGATTTAGAAAGTTGGATTAATTCTATTAGAAATACAGAAACTATCAAACTTGGAAATGATACTTCTACAATTAAGTTAGTTGTATCTTCATCAGCTAAACCTGATAAACCTTGGATAATAGATTATGATTCAAGACAAGTAGCACATACAATAGTAGATTTTGAAGAGAAAGCTTATACAGCTCAAGAATATACTTTATGTATAGCTTCTATGTGTGCTGGAGTAGCTCTCAATGCTTCTATCACTAATATGGAGCAATCTTGGTTAAAATCATTTAAAACTACTGTTGATGATGAAAATACAGCAATAGGGGAAGGAAAGCTATTAACTGGATTTGATGGTAATAAATACACTATCATTAGAGGTGTTACATCATTTACAACAGCAACCGACACTATGAATAGAAGTTTTAGTAAAATTAGAAAGATGGAAATTATGGATATTCATCAAAAGGATATTAGAAATGTCTTTAAAGAAGCTTACAGAGGAAAATATCAAAACTTCTATCCTAACAAATTATTATTCTTAGGTGCTGTAAATGCTTATCTTAAAGAATTTGTAAAAGCTGGACAGCTTGACCCAGCTAATGAAAATAGAATGAAGATAGATACAGAAGCAACTAGAGATTATATTATTTCTAAGGGGACTTACAAAGGAAAACCTATTACAGAAGAGGAAGCTAAAAAACTTACTGAATATGAGTTATTAAGAGCTAATACTGATGATATCTTATTTGCTTATATTCCTGACTATAAACCTACTGATGTAATGGAAGACTTTGAAGGAAAAGCTTATTTATAGCGGTAAAATTGGACATTGGAAATTGAATATTATCTGAGTAAATTTTTAATTAAAGTCCTTGACTTTTATTAGAAGATATGATATTATATACTTGTAGGGAGGAGGTGTAAACGTGCTTGATTTCTTACTAGACCTTTCTCAATTAATTATAAATCTTATAATAATATATAAGTTTATAAAAAAGAGAAAGTAAGCTGCAAGGGAGGGAGAGCTCCTCCCACCCTCTCCCTTAATTATTTATAAAATGTAGGAGGTGTTACAATGGAATGGTTAGATTTATTAGTTAAAATCACAGGAGTAATAGCTTTTATATGTATAATTATTGATTTTATTCAAAAAAGGAAAAAATAAAAAGGACTAATCAAATAATGATTAATCCCTTTTAAAACGTGCTTGATTTTCTTAATTTAATTTTATCATTATTTCTATTAAAAGTCAAGGAGAGTTATGGAAGATAAGAAAAAGGTAGGTAGACCTACTGGTATAAATAAAAGTGTAAAGTACTTAGGATATAAATATACTCCTGAAGAACATCAAAAAATGGTAGAAGCTCTTGAAAAGTATAAGGCAAAGCACAACTGTACCACTTCAAAAGCTTTATATGAAATAATATTAAATTCTATAAAATAAATTATTAATCCTCAGATGATATTCATTTGAGGATTTTTTATATACAAAATTTTAGGAGGTAGAGAATGGCTGGAGATTTTAATTTTAAACCAAGCGATGTCGTAAGTGGTAGCTTTGGTAAAGTGTATAGAAATGGAAGATGTATAGCTGAATTATCAGAGTTTACAGGTAAATTAAGTTTAGAAAGTAAAGATGTACTACTATCTAATGGAGAAACTGGAAAGAAAAATACAGCTGTTTCTTTTGAGATAACAGTAAAAGTTCAAAAGGTTTTTTCTTATGAATTAGAACTTTTAAAAAATATTAAAGATGGAAAACTTAATAATTATTGTGATATTAATGTTGAATTAGATGACCCTGAAGCTTTAGGAGCTGAAGCTATTGCAGTAGCTAATTGCTTACCTACTGGAGATATAGATATATTATCATTTACAAAAGGGGAACTAACAGAAAGAGAATTTACATTCTCTGCTCAACCAAGCAATATTGATATTTTAGAAAGTATTGCTGATATATAGGAGGTAAAAATTAATGGATATTAAAACACTTATAGACAATGCAGAGAAAATAAAAGATAAAGGAAATATTAAAAGAACTTCTCTTACAGTTAAAATAAAAAGATTTGAAGAATTAGGATTTAAAGAGCCTATTGTTGTATTAGAGAAACCTACATCAACTACTATTTTAGCTGCTTTGGAAAAGCAAAGTAAATATTATCAATTATCAGAATGCATGATTAATCCTGACTTATCTAACAAAGATGTCCAAAAAGCTTTTAGTGTAAATAATAAAGAAGCTTTACTAAAAAAAATATTTACTGAAGAAGAGTTAGATGACTTAATTATGCATGTAGGTAAATTAAATATGACTCAAAATAAAGCTGTATTGGTTAGTGATATAAAAAACTAATCAAGACCAATGATAATCTTTATAGGCTCTATCATTGGAATCTAAAAGGACAAAATATCTTTGAAAAACCTCTTATAAAATTAGATAGCATAGAACAAGCATTTTTAGATGCTTGTTTTATGTTAGAAATAGAAGAAAAAAAGAAAGCTTATGGAAGTAAATAGGAGGTTGTATGGCTAGAGAAGTTGATTATATTGAAATTGTGGCCAGAGCAAATGGCCAACAAGAATTACGTCAAGTCGGTGGAATTATTGATGAACTTATGAGAAGAGCTCAAGAAGCTGGAGTAAGTGTAGATGACTTAACAGAACAATTAAGAAATCTAAATGAAGAAGCTGGCCATACTAATAATTATGATAATGTTATTAGTAAATTTAAACAAATAGCAAGTATAGCTGCAATAGGAATGGGAATAAAGAAGTCTATTAATGTATTCACGGCTTTTGATGATGTAGCTAGAAGAGTTCAAGGAACTACAGGAGCAAGTGCTGAAACTATGGAGTTATTAAGATACCAAGCCAAAGAACTTGGAAGAACAACTTCATGGAGTGCTAGTGAAGCAGCAGAAGCTCAATTTGAATTTGCAAAAGCTGGATTTTCTACTAATGAAATTATAGCAGCAACAAGTGGAATCTTAGATACAGCTACAGCATCTCAAATGGAACTAGCAGAAGCTACTGAAATTACAGCAGGAGCTTTAAGAATGTTTGGATTAGATGCCAGCAAGTCTACACAAGTAGGAGATATGCTTACTAAAACAGCAAGTGCAACAACAACTGATGTAAGAGATTTAGCTGAGAGTTTAAAATATAGTGGAAATGGTGCTAGACAGTTTGGACTTAGCTTAGAACAAACATTAGGAATACTTGGACAACTAGGTAACTTATCATTAAAAGGCTCTCAAGCTGGAACTGCTTTACAAGCTGTATTTTCTACATTACAAAATAAGCAAAAACAACAAATGTTGTTAAATATCGGTGTTCAGCTAACAGAAGATGGAAGTTATAGAAATGTATTAGATATTATTGAAGACATAAAAGAAAAAACTAAGGGAATGGCAAAAGCTCAAAGAGAAAGTTTTATAAGCCAAGTTTTCCAAGAGCAAGGTTCTCAAGCTATGAATAGATTATTAGCAACTCCAAAAGAAGAATTAGATAAACTAATAAATGAAGTTAAAAATTCAAGTGGATTTTCTCAAGAATTAGCAAATACCTTAAATGCTGGACTTGGAGGTTCTTTTAGAAATTTAACATCTGCTACTGAGGGATTAGCTATAGCTTTTGGAGAATATTTAGAACCTACTGTAATAACTCTTATAGATGGAGTAACTCAACTTGTTACTGCTGGAACTGGAGTTATTGAATGGTTAAATTCAGGAAGTTACCTCGCTGATACTTTAACATTTGCTATCTTTGGTTTAACTTCTGGATATATGGCATATAAAGGTGTACTTATTGCTACAACTTTATGGGAAAAAGCTTTAGCAGCAGCAAGTGCTATAAAAACAGGTGCTATATGGGCTAGTAATGCGGCAATGGGAGCTGCTAATTTTATTACAGCTCTTTTAACTGGAAATATGACACTCGCCACTATTAGTACTTGGGGATTGAATACAGCTTTAGCTGTTCTTACTTCTCCAGTAGCTTTGATAGTAGGAGCAATAGTTGGACTTGGAGTAGGATTTGCAGTTCTATATAAAAGGTCAGAAAGATTTAGAAATGCTGTTAATCCTTTAATTAATATTCTAAAAGAACTTTGGGGTTGGATTCAAAAATTTAATTTTGTTGGAGTAATGATTAATGGTGTAAAAGAGGGAATTAGTTGGTTAGCTGATAAACTAGGATTTGATTTAGAGGCAACAGTAAATGCTGGAGCAACTGGAGAAACTAATCAAGAAAATAAAGCTAAAATACAAAATATAGAAAATCAAATTGCTAGTGGAAGTGGAACTTATTCTCCTGAAATTTCAACAGGACCAGGATTAAATACAGATTATCTACTTAGTGGTAGTGGAAAAGAACAACAAGTTAAACATAATGGTTATTATCTAAAAGGTACTAAAAATAGTGGAACTAATGGAAATGTTTATAATAATAGTTCCAATAGCTCTAACTCTAACAGTGTTTATACATCAATGCCAGTTGAAAAGACTATTGAAGAAAAAATGTTAGATACTCTATTGGCCATAAAAAATCTTTTAAGTTTTAAAGGAGAAAAGAGCAATAATACAGCTACTAACAACTCTCAAATAGTTATAAATATCAATAAAGGGGATAATATAAGTGATATTATTTCCCAAGTAGTAGAAGATTTAACAGTAATATTAGGAAATATATAGGAGGTGGTAAATATGATGACAGAAGTACTTGAAAAACTATTACAAACTAGTTCTCTTGCTAAAATTGACCCACAAACACAACTTTCAGAGTGGGCAACAGATAAAATTACTGGAGGAATAGCAAGTAATATAAATCAACTTACTCAAAATAATCCTGTACTTAGAAAACTTTATTCTTTCTCAAGAATATTAAAAGAGATAAAAGTATCAATAGCAGAAGAAAAGAACGGAGTAGAGTTATCTATATTTACCTTTCCTGTTACTCCAGCAAATATTAAATTTATTGGAAATGATAATATTATTGAGGAAGTCGATACAATAGCTGGAAAAATAAACTACAAGAAAGATATAGATTTTAGAATAGTTAGTTTTTCCTCTTTTTTTCCTAATAATTACTACTCTTTTTCTAATGACTATAAGTATTTTGGAATAGATTGTGTAAATAAGGTTGATGAATTAAAACTAAAAGAAACTCCTATAAAGCTTGTAATCACAGGTATAGGACTAGTTCTCAAGTGTTATATTTCTAAGTTTGAGCCTAACACTACTCCTGAAGGGGATATTGAATATACTATTGAATTTAAGGAAGCTAAAGACCCAAGTATTTATGAAACTCAATCAAAACACTATGTATTTAAGCCTGAAGCTTTCAATTTAAGCAAGTAGGTGTTTACAATGATAACTACATATTGTATAAAGAATACTTCAAGCCAAATAGTAGATATTTCAAATATAGTCAAAGCTGAAATGAAATTAAAAAAATCTATAAGTGAGTTCGCTTGGACCTTAGACTTTAATATAACTAAAAACCCTCAATTCTACAATGTAGAGATAGGAGATATTATAGTTATAAAACTTGATGGTAAAGAGATATTTTCAGGAATAATTATTAATGGAGATATCACTAATTTATCTTTTAAAGCTGTTGATTATGCTTGGTATTTTTCAAAGAATGAAGAAATTTATCAATTTGAAGATATAGAAGCTTCTATTGTTGTAAGAAAGCTTATAGAAACTTTTGGAGCTAATACTGGAAATATAGAAGCTACCAATACTATGGTTGATAATTTCTATTTTGGAAAAACTTTAGGAGAAATTATCAAAGAGATTATAAAAAATATTAAGGACTTAGAAAATCAAGAGTTTAGATTTTTTTATAAAGAAACTAAATTTCACTTTGAAAGAAGTAAAAAGAACAAATATAAAAGAGGAATATATACCCCTCTCAGCTCATTATCTTCCATTCTGAACGGTTATGAATGTAATGCCTTGAATTACATCAAAGAACCTAAAAGAACACTGGATATAGAGGGAATGAGAAATTCAATTAGAGTATATAAGACATCAGGAAAAGAATATATTCAAGTTAGCACAGCAAAAGACAAAGGGAATATTGAAAAATATGGACTTATGCAAAAATTAGTATCTTATAAAGATAATGATTTGAATGGTGGAACTATTACAGCTACTAATCTACTAAACCAAGAAAATAAAGTTAATGAAAAAATCTCTTTTGAAATTCCTCTATTGAGTGAGTTTATAAGAGATGGAGAACTACTAAAACTAGATTATTCTAAGTATGGAATAAATGGAGTATTTGAAATCACAAGTATTACTTATAACTTTAGTATGCATAAATCAATTTTTACAGCTTCATTAGAGTTAGAAAAGGTGGATTAAATGAAAAAAGATGAAAGATATTACAATGCTATAAATAAACTAGCTCTAATTATAAAAGCTAGGGATAATCCTAAGTGGCTTGGAGCTGTTACAGGAGAAGTTGTCAAAGCTCCTCCTGAATTAGAGGTTAAATTAGAAAGTGGAATTATTATAAAAAATAAAAAAATTATGATTAGTATTGAAAAAATAATAGGGTATAAAAGAACTTATTCTCTTGAAGGAAATATTATAGAATATTCTTTTGATAATACCACTAAAACAGATGGTGTACCTCAACACCCTCCACACCCAATTTCAAAACTTGCTGGAAGTGGAACTTATAAAGCAGAGGGAAGTATTGAATGGACTGATACCTTAAAAATTGGAGATACAGTCTTAATGCTTCCGACAAATGACCATAAGTATTTTTATCTTATAGATAAGGTGGTGAGATTATGACATTACCTATTAGTTATTTAAGAATCAATAGTGATGTACAAGCTATTGAAGAGCAAAAGGAATTACAAGTTCAAGAAACTATAAAAGAAAAGGATGTTCTCTTTGATTATACAACAGGAAAATTCTACTATGATGGATTAGAACCTAGAAAAATCTACAATAAAGTAGAAATTATAAAAGAATGGATTAAAAAACTTTTCTATACTGAAAGAGATAGGTGGAATGTCCATATTAAAGATGTAGGTTACCCCTTTGGATTAAATATCTACAAATATGTAGGACAACAATTATATCCTAATACGGACCTAATAGAACTTATCAAAGATGACATTTATAATTCCTTGAAAAATCATAAGGATATTGAGGAAATACATTGTTTACAGCTTATACAGATCGATGACAAGATGTATTGTGGATTTATAGTTGAATTAAAAGAGAGTGCTTTTGAGGTAGAGGAGGTAATAAAAGTTGAGTGATGAAAGAATAAATAAAAAAGTCAATGATATGGCTGAAATGATTTCCTATAATACCTCAACTGGAAGTTTTGCTAGAGATATTATTACATCAGTAGCTATAGAAATGGTAAAAGAGGAAGATGATTATTCAGAACAACTTGATAAAAGACTTATAGATACAGCAACAGGAACTGACTTAGATATTTCATGTGCTGATAAGGCTTTAGATAGGCTTCAAGCAACTAAATCAACTGGTCAAGTAAAAATAACAGGAGTAAATGGAAGTCTTATTAAGAAAGGTTATATAGTTATAAATTCAAGTACAGCAACAGAGTATGAAATCTTAGAAGAAAAGACAATAGAAAATATCTCTACTACTGTAAAAATTCAATGTACTAAGGCTGGAACTGTTGGTAACTGTGAAGTAGGACAAATTAATAAATTTGGAGAAGAATATACAGGACTTTCTAAGGTAGAAAACTTAGAAAATATTACTAATGGAACAGATATAGAAACAGATGATAATTTCAGAAAGAGAGCTTTAGATTATATCAGAAAGCCAAGAATGAGCTGGAATAAATATGTATTTGAGGATAAAGCTAAGGAAGTTAAAGGAGTTGAACATTCTCATTGTATTCCTAGATGGAGTGGTGCTGGAACTGTTAAGCTAGTTATAACAGAGCAAGGGAAAGAAGTAGTATCTTCTGAACTTAAAGAAAAAGTGAAAAATTATATAGATTTAGAAATTATTTCAGATATAGATTTAACTGTTGAAGGAGTTGAAATCAACAGAGTTGATGTTGTAGTTAAAGGAACTATATCAAGTGATTTCAACGAAGAAGCAGCAAAAACAACACTAACAGAAAAACTAAATAATTTTTTCTTTGAGAATTTATTCCAAGAAAAGATTTTTTATTTTGATATTGTTGAAACTATCCAACATGCTGGGTGTATTACTAAGATAGGAGATATCACAGTAGCCGGAAGTAGAAATGATATAGAACTTAATGAAAATAAACTTTGTAAAGTAAATACTATTACTATAAATCCTTTAGAATAGAGAGGAGGAATAATGGCTGGATTAACACATATAGGAGAAAATTTAATTATAAATGAAATCTTTAGAAAAGAAGGAAAAAACTATTATTTGGGATTACTCAAAGCTGACCCTACTGACAATGCTTCCAATATTCAGGAGGTAGAGGGAACTTCATATGCTAGACAACAAATAACATTTGAAGATCCACAGAATGGAGAAACCTATAATAAAAATGATATAAACTTCCCTGTTGCAACAGAGAATTGGGGCTGGATAACACATATAGGATTATTTGATAATGTTTCAGGGGGAAATCTTATAGCTTATTCCGCTTTAGATTATAGAAAAGAAATAAGAGCTGCTGACATTTATAAAATACCTAATGCTTTCTTTATCTTCAAGGTTGATTAGAAATGAGGTAGGAAACAATGTCAAAAATAGCTCTAAAAAAATATGTTGAGGAAAATCTAGAATTTGACCTTGAATACTATCTAAATTATATTGGCCATGAATTTGCTTTTAACTGGATAGATAAAGAAATAGTAAAATCAAATGTTACAGCTCATCAATTAATAACTATAAAAAAAGATTTAGTAGAGTTAAAAGCTAAAACCCTTATTACAGTTTTAGGTGTAGCGGTATCTAAAGACTTTGTTGAAAGAATACTTAGTAATCTACCTTTCTTTGAAAGAAAAGAACCTTTAATAGTTGAACTTGCAAAGGCTATCTCTAGAGAATTACAAAAAATAGAGTTAAAGAAAAGTGAATATATTTCAAGCTTATCTATTACAACTGCTAATGCTATAAGTCTAAAAAGACTTGAGAAAATCTATGGAGTCAATACAGCTTATGAATTAGGAGTGAAGTTAAGACAAAATATATTAATTGCTAGAGAAATTACTAAATATAGTATCTTTAACTTTGCTTATATATTGAAAATGTGTGAACTCTTTGAATTAGGAAAAGTATTAGATATTATTAATGATAAAGAAAATAAGACTATAACCATTATTTTAGAAGATAATATTAATAATATTACATCATTACAAGAGTTCTTAAATCATATGAATGAATTAGGAATAGCTTTTTATGAAATAATAGTTAAGAATGAAGAAAAAGAGGAGGGATAAGATGAGTCAAATAATCAAAAATGAAGAAGAATTAAATACTGCAACTGACCCTGACTTAATAACAGAACACTATAATCTTGAAATACTAGGATTAAAAAGTCCAGTTGATTTTAGAAAATTCTCTCGTTCATTTATGAGATTATCTAAAATAGTATTTGGAATAGAATCTAAACTAGAAACAACTACTCCTCAAGAAATGACAGCTTTAGTAGATAAATATAAGGCTAAGGAGGAATGAGAAAATTGAAGGAAATGTTAGTTAGCTGGGATATACTTAGAAATGCAAATTTCTCTCCTATCTTTTTCCTCCAAGGAGATTATGGAATAGGCTCTTTAAAAGTTGTATTAAGAAGCTTAAAAGACTTTCAAGGTAATATTAGGGCTGTATTTTGTAGTTCTAATAATCCTACTGAGCCTTATGTAGTTGAAAAGGAAATAGATAGTACAATAACTACTAATATAGATATTGCTATTCCTAATGAAGTTTTACAAGGCTTCGGAAAAGTATTTTGTAGATTAGTTCTTAGAAGTTCTGATAGAGGAAAAATAGTAGGAAGTATTCAAGAAGTATATTTCCATGTTGTTGAAAAAAAAGATTGGGAATTTCTAGAGCCTTTATTACCTAGTGATGAAAAAGAATATGTAAAAGATATAGTAGATGAGTTATATGAGATTTTAAAAAATTCTAAAAATGAATTAAAAGAGTATGCGGACCAACTTAAAGATGATATGCAAAAGGATATTATTACTTTAGAAGAAGCACAAGCAATAATAGACAAATATAAAAATCAAAACAAGGAGTGATATAAATGGAAAATTTAGATACAAGAGTAGCTGAAAGTTTAGCAAGTGGAAAGAAAATAATAGATGAGGTTGCTTATGACCTTTTAGCTAAAGAGATTATAGCATTAATAAAAACAAAAGCAGAATCTTCACATACACATAGTGCTGATCAAGTAACAGAGACAGATAGCAAAAAGTTTGTAAGTCCTCAAGAGAAAAAAACTTGGGGTGATAAAGTATCACAAGAACAATTAACGGCAGCAATAAATACCTTTGCTAGTGGTTTAGCTTTTAAAGGGGTATATGAAACATTAGAAGCTCTTAATACAAAAATAACTCAACCTCAAGAGGGATATATGGTAATTATTACTAAAGAACCTACATATAGTGGCAAAAATACAATATTAATTTATGAGGGTGACCCTACAAATAAGTGGCAAACTGTTGGAGAATTATTTGTTCCTGGATTAGCTACCCAATCTCAAGATGGATTGATGAGTAAAGAGGATAAGAAAAAACTAGATGGTCTTAATAACTATACTTTACCAGTAGCAAATACAACAACTCTAGGAGGAGTTAAAGCTAAAAATGGTGGACCTATTACAATAGGTGGAGATGGAACTATTGATATAGCTAGCGAAAAGTTAGTAGGGATTGGAGAAAGAGATAAATGGAATAAAGCAGCTAATGATAGCACTTCAGCTTTACAAAAGGCAACAACAAATGAGAGAAATATAACAACTTTAGGTGGAAAAGTAACAGGAGTAGAAACAGCCTTAAATAATACAATGACTGAAGAAGAAGCTCAAGCGATTATCAATAAATATAAAGGAGCTTAAAAGGAGTTGGTAAATAATGAGTTTAAAAGAAAGAATAAACTTAGTTAAACAACAATTTGGTATAAGTGAAGCGGATACTCTAAATATTGAAAAAGCTTTAGGAAAAAAATTAGTAGACTATGAGAGCATTGAGGCTCTTGTAGCTGCTCTAATGGGATATTATAATGGCGAACTAAAGAAAAAAGCTAATACTTCTCATACACATGATTATGCACCAAGTAGTCATAAACATAAAAAAGCAGATATTTCAGATTTTCCAACAAGTATGAAAAATCCTAATGCTCTTGAAATAAAGATGAATGG